ATGCATATGATCCGGATCTGTGAGGACCAGTAATAAATGCGTCACCTAATCTATAATTGTTTGCTGAATCTAAAGTAAGATTATTTGCGCCTAAAGAAAGTGGTTGTGAGAACGTAAATTCTGTTCCATTAAATCCAAGTTTTTCACCTGCAAGATGAATTGTTTGACCGCTTAAGTATAAATCTCTCCATTTTGAGTTTGAATCACCGAGATCATATGTACTATCAGCAGCAGGTACAATGTTACCGGCATGCGCTGTAAGGTTTGGAGCGTCAGCTCTAAGGTTAACATATGCAGAGTCGATTAATGTAATGGCATCAGCTGAGTCAATTGAATTAGCGTTGATCAAAATTAGAGTTGCTCCGGAATCTTGAGCAACACCGGTTCTCAATGCGACATATGCAGAATCTACGGTAGATGTAATATCTGTTATTAGTGCGACAGTGCCAGAACTATCAGGCAAAAGAATCGTTCTATCTGCAGTAGGGTTTACAACTTTCAATAATGTTTGAAAGGTATCATCCGGACTATCACCTTCAAACTGAATGCCGCGATCAACAAACCCAATACCATCAATACTATCACCTGATGTAGCTTGTAACGCCGCAACATCTCCGTATAGTTCTTGAAAATTATTGTTTATTTTTGTTGCACCAGTGCGTAAATCATCGCCGGTACCGTCGTTGGCTGCAGTGCCAATATCTACAATTTGTCTTGCCATATCTTAAACCTATAAAATCATTTTATCTATTTATAATGGAAAATATCAATATCTAACATAATGCGCTGCACTAAAGTCATCTAATGTAGCCGAGAACCTGATTGCCGAAGCATTTGCTGAATCGGCAGCATCATCCCATGACTTATAGAATCCGGCCCATTCATATAAGCTACTATAATATTTTTCAACATCAGCGATTGAAAGCCCTTGGTAATCATTGATGTTACGATACAAGCTATAACGATCTCGTAAACGGAATGTTTCAAGATTTTGTGCGCCGTTAAGACTTGCGTATCCAATTTGTACATAACCATTTTGCATGTAAAGAAGAGCATCTGGATTAATTTGATCACTATCTAAGCCATCGTAAAGTGGAGCAAGAGTAAGAGGTGCACTGGTAACAGCGCCGACTACTTCACCTTGAGCCTCAAAAACAGCTGATGCAGTTTGAAAGACACTTGTAATATTCGCTCTAAGATCAACAACGGATTGCGCAGTACCGATGGTAACCTGTGGAGTGCCTTCAATAACAACTTCAGCACCAAGATAAAATCCAGATGGGTGTACAAAATTTCTATACAAGGCTTCCCAATCCGAAAGAGGTATTGGTGACCTTATAAGTGTTGAAAATATTTGATAGAGTGCACCATCTTGAATCCTAAATCTATCTTCATCACCAATTGTTCCAATACCAACTCGAAGAAGTCTATCTTTAGGATGTATTATCTCAATTTCTTCTTGAAAGAATGCTCTAAAGAATCCTTCAATTGAATATTCAGAACCTTTGACTCTAAAGAAGTTACCGAAGTTTCGTATTGCTTCTCTTGGAAATGTAAAAGTAGCCTGTGAAACACCCAATGCAACTTCATCAAACAGCAAGTCAAGGTATTCAAGCTTTGTGTCTTCGATATCTCTAACGGTTTGAAGTTCTTGAATGATTCCACCGAAGTTATCTGCAGAATCTAGATGTTCATAATATGCTTCTAAAAACGTAACGAGATTAGGATAGTCAATACGAAAATGTTCTGGAAGAACTTCGTCAACCAGACTTTTTCTAACATTTGTTCCTATGCGACCAAAATCTCTTAGAGTCTGATCAAAACCGGTATGAGACATTAGGTCACCTGTAATGAAGTAGTTTGTCTATCAGTCGTTGCTGTTGCAGATGATTCGGAAGTATCAAGTCTTAAGACATAATTTCTTAACGGTCTTATCACTGATGGGTTATCAGGTAGGACAGAAATCTTAATAAATTGATTTCCTCCAATGAAAGCATCAGGAGCAAATCCGATTATATTCACCTCTCCGTCTAATGGTTTATATTCACCAACATTGTCAAGTAAAACATTGTTGTCAATGTCAATAATTTCAAGTCGAGTGCCATTAAGTACATTCTTTATCTGACATACGGCTCCATAAAATTCAAAAATACTAGATGTTACAGAATATATCTGATCATCAGGTGATGCAATTTTCATAGGAAATGCAAGCTCAAAATTATCTTCAGAGCCTATAGTTGGTTCAATTCTTAATTGAACCTTTATATCTATTCTACTTGAAAGAATTGCTTGATCTAGAGCATCAATTTCTGTTAGTAAGTTACTGCGTCTAAATATTGAATTAAATGAGTTTAAATTTCTATTAAAATAACCTATTATATAGTTGTAAACACCTGTTTCTGTACCTGCAAGAGTAATTCCTGATCTAGCAGGATCGTAATCAAACTGTGTATTGAGTTCTAAGAATACATCAGTAGGATCAGTAAACTTAGTTGTCATCGAAACAACAGATAAATTGTCAGTAAAGTTTGTAACAATATTTGCCTTTACAACATCTTTAGTTGTTTGTGATGTGCCAGCAGGAAAGTTGAGTGAAACGTATACAGCTCCATAGTCAATAGGATAATTTTGATCACCAGACCAAACATTACAATCATTAACTTCTGAGAAATTACTTAATATTGTAGCTTTATAATCAGATGATGTTACCAATCTTTGTTGAGCAGCGTATGCAATTGGCGCAAGTTGTCTTACACTTTCAATTGATTGTCTTAATGCACCGCCTGCCGATTCATTTGAAGTTGAAGCGCTAACAGTATAACCAAAGCCGCCAACTGTTAAATTCGAATTTGACGTAAAAATATCACCTGAATTTGCTACTGGACCGACACTTGAAAGATATGTTACAATAACTTTGTTACCTGCATCTGGCTTTTTACCGAAAGATATTCCATCACCAAAGTTTAATTCATAGAAACCGTTTGGCGCTTCGCGAATACTATATACGGTAGAGTTAGCATCAATTGTTACAGCTTCAGATAGTCGCGTATATGTTATATAATTTGATGAACTAGCTGTATCGTATACTTGCACTGAAGCCGTTGATGTGTCGATTGTTTCATCGGGAATTACAAAGACCTGTCTTTCATCTACTTCACCGACTAGAAACGTTTTAGTTTTCTCAACACCTTCGAAAATTGGAATGTCATCAGAACCGGTTGTAGTTTGAAATTCATAAAGACCTGAACCATTATCTTTTGCAAAAAATGTTTCAAGTGTTCGAAATGTATATGAAACACCATCAATTGATGTTGTAAGTTGCCAGCCTGAAGGTAATTGAATCTGAGGTGGTCGACCTATTACTCCGGAAAGATTTACCGAAAGATTTACCAGAGCTGAAGCTGTAGTTCGAGATCTTACTTGGTAACCTAAAGTTTCAGCATGTGATACTACAGAACTTCGAAGCTGTGCTGTTGGAAGAAAAGCTTCATTCAACGCAAAGTTTGCAGTCAAACCGTTGATATGTGTATTATAAGCTAGAACATCTAAAACATTATTTAGACCAGACGCATCAAAGTCGTAGTCAGCAAATTCTGTTTGTGATCTTAAATAATTTTTAAGACCTGCTTTAATGTTCTGAAAATCAAGGTCGGTGGATTTTACTGTGGTTGCCATTTATCTTAACCTCGTTAATGATACATCTACTGATACTATCTCATTGGTGTTAACCACTTGAAAAACAATAGTTGCATCCAATGCATTTGTTTCAGGTAACAAATTCAACGAGATTTCTAAAACTCTCGCTCTTGGTTCATATTTGGCAATAGCATCTGCTATAAGATCTTGAATATAATCAGGATCATAATCTGTGTCAAGCGCAAAGAGCGCACTGTTGAGATTTGCACCAAAATTCGGCTGAAACGGTTTTTCATACCTACTTGTAAGTAGTAAATTCTTTACGGATTGTTTCACAGCAGCAGCATCGAACTTCTTGTATATATCGCCAGAAGGTTTTGCTGTAAATGTTAAATCAATATCAGTATACTTCTTATTACGTGAAGTAACAATTGATGTCGAAAGATCACCGTCTTCTATTGAAAATGCTTTTACTGCCATCTAAAAATCCTTTGAACTATTTATAACAGTTCTATAAGCTCTCCATTTGTTTGAACGTAGTTATTATATCTGGTTTCAATTTTATTATCGTATGCAACAGTCCATTGAGGTGTAACTTCTGGCATCACCATAATGATTTGAACATTGAGTTCACCTGATGGATCATATGAATCATAATCAAGAATCATCTTTTCGAAATTAAAGAAATCTTTAATGTGTACAGCAAGATCATAAGTTTTTTGAATCGGTATCAGACCGTTACGATCTCTTAATTCATAGACTACACATTGTCCTCTCGACATCTTAAAGTTCAAGCTGTCTGTTTCTAAACTCTCTTCTGGAACATAGAATCCTTCAACGACCTGTAACGAATACCTATTATTTTCATCCAAATAATCTTGTACGGTGGTCATAAAGTTGGCATGTAAGTAAAGATTCTTTGCAATTCTGACTCTTTGTGTTTCATCTGTAATACTATTCAGAGTCTGTGGATCACCGTGACCACCTAAGAATCGAGCAAGTTTTATACCTGGTGCTAATGCGGTTCTTGCATTAATTTCTCCATCGCGAATCAACTGTTGTTCAGGATTATAAACCTGTGCTGGCGTTAGAGTGATTGTCTTTTGTAGATTATTAGTATATTCAATTTTCTCAGTGGGATCACCACCAGGTAATGTAGTACTATGGACTCTTTTTGCTGTGCCATCAGAATTTGAGATTCTGCCTACCTCATAGCCTGTCGGTTTTTGATCCACATAATTTGCAGATAAAATACCTTCAGATTGTGCTCTACCAATAAATGTGGCGTTACGTGCAGTGTTTGGATCTCTAAGCTTTGATCTCACTTCTCGAGTTGTTAATCTTACTTTTGATACTCCACCGTAAACATTTCTGCGGTCAATTTCGTCTCCAATTACAGTACCAATATCGATATCAACAATACGATAACCATAACCGCTTTGTGTAAGATATTCGCCTAGCCAACTTGCGTCAGGCCCAGGTGCAGGGAATGATGCACGTATGGAAGTATCCGTTGCTGTATTTGTATTTGTGAAACCAGCCGGTGATCCTAGACTTGGACCAAAGTTTGCGGTATCCGAGTGAATTGCCTCATCAGCTCGACCAGTTAAATCGCCAGTAAATGTTGG